GTGGAGAGAAATAATCCGAAAGGTGGAGAGAAATAATCTAAAGGTGGAGAGAAATAATCCGAAAGGTGGAGAGAAATAATCTAAAGGTGGAGAGAAATAATCCGAAAGGTGGAGAGAAATAATCTAAAGGTGGAGAGAAATAATCCGAAAGGTGGAGAGAAACAATCCGAAAGGTGGAGAGTTGACAAAATGCTCTACATATGTTATACTTCTAAGAAAAGGGAGTGATTTTTTTATGGTAAAGAATAAGAAAAATAATGAATTAAATTTAAATTTTAAGGTTGAACGTTCAAATCAACTGAATCAGTTAAATCCAAGTGGAATGAATTTGACGGAAATTAGGTTTTTAGCAATATATCAAGCTAAGATTAATGCAAGAAAACCTGAAACTAGAGTAGTGACATTTTCATTAGAAGAATTTTGTAGTATAATGGAAGTTAAAGAACTAAATATTTCACATATAAAGAGAGTAGCTGATAGCATTATTTGTAAGCCAGTTCATTTGCCCGATGGTGAGGGTGGTCTATATGTGTTACCTCTTTTTAGGAAATGCCACATAAGAATTGATAAAATGACTTGTAAATGGTATGTAGATATCATATGTAGCGATGAAGTTCTTCCATATATGTTTGAAATGAAAAAAAATTATTTTACATATGAACTTTGGAACGCTCTAAAATTGAAATCTGTTAATCAGGTTAGAATGTATGAAATTCTTAAGCAATATGAAAAAATTGGTGAAAGAATAGTTACTCTTGATGATTTAAAGTGTATGTTAGGAATTAGTTTAAAAGAGTATGCTAGATATCAAGATTTTAGAACAAAAGTAGTAGAAGTTTGCCAACAGGCACTACAACAATATACTGATATCAAATATACTTTTGAACCAATGCGAAAAGGTAGAAAAATCCATGCTTTAAAGTTTACTATTACTAAAAATAAGAATTTTAAAGATGATTTAAAACTTAAAGAGTTTATTAAACCAGAAGATTTAGAAGATATTCAAATTGATGCTATAATTCACAGTTTGTATTATCGTTGTAAAGAGGAGTATACTATTAAGCAATTAGAACAACTATATGATTATGTATCTAATTGTTGTATAAATATATCTAGTGGTGTAGATAATTATATATATTCAATATATGCTAACATAAAAATATCTGGAAATATGGTAAATAATCTGTTCAAGTATACGTTTTCCATAATAAAAGATGACATTAACAAGCATATGTTTGAAGATAGCAAGGATAACAGTAATTCACATACTTCCAGAAGTGACGAAATGTATATAAGTTCATATGATATTAATGAGGTAGTTCATAATCATAAAATAGAGTGGTATACTCAAGAAGATTTGGAAAATCAAGGTATAAAAATCCCAGATAAAGTGGATAAAACAGTGGAAGATGAACCAATAAAGGAAGAGTCACAAAAGATTGAAGAACCTGTTGGAGTTCAAGAAGCTTATGAAAGAGAAAAATCTAAAGAATTGCCTGTTATAGAATTTAGATTCGCTTTTGACAAAGACTTAACTGATTATGTAAACTATGATTCATGCAAAAGGTTACAAGCATTACTTGAATTAAAGTATCATAAAGAAGATACTTTTTGGTTATTTGAAGATATTTTTACTCAAAAAGATATCATAAAATTAGTATTAGAAAGACATCAAGTGGTAGTAGTTCCAAAGCCTGTAGGTGACTTCAGTGACTTTGAAAAATATGATACATTATAAGTATAAGTTAAGATTACGTTATGTTGGTACGTTCTTCAAAATGAGAAGAATATACCAACATATTTTTTCAAATATATTTATTATTTGAAAATATGTTATAATTACTAATAACCTTTACAAGGAACAGTGTTTTTTTAAATTGTAATTATTGTATTTGTATTGATTTGTTAATAAATTTCATGTTATAATAATATTAAATTAAGGAAGTGATAGAATGACGAATACTGAAATAATATATAAAGCACTTCATTCAGAAAACTTTGGTCAAATAGAAGGAGTATGTTGTGTCTGTGGAAGAACCACTGAAAGAGGTTTTAAGGCAAAAGACTATATTAAAAATGCACGTTTCACAAATTGGGACGTGTTAAAAGAGCCAATTTCAGAAGTGATTTGTGAATATTGTAGCACTTGTATAAGTAACGCAGACCTGCGAAGAAAAAATTTTATTGCAGATAAAAACCATATTGAATTTTTGCAAAAAAATGATATAGAAAATGTGATTTTTGACTTAAAAAATCATGTTGAAGGTGAGTTTGTGGTATGCATGACACAATCTTTTAAAAAGCACAATTCTTTTAAAGCACCAATAAACATTGATACTTCGAGATTCTTAGTGCAAATGGAAGATAATGTATTTAGTATTGATGTCCAATCTCATAAACATTTATATGATATAATGAATGAGTTATATCTATTCTTCAGTAAAGAAGAAATAGCAATAGGTGATTATAACTATATGTCAATTAAAGAGTTTGGATTGGATAAGTTCAATAGATGTGAAAACGAAATTAGAAAGTACAGAGGTTCAATAACTTTCGATTTTCTACTTTACATTTTAAATAGTGAACGTAGGAATGAAATTGTTAAGCAACGTCTAAAGGATAAAAAAGAAGCTGAGAAGTTAAAGAAAGGAAAGAAAAAATAATGGCTTATATGTTTGATTATGAGAACTCTACAACTGAAGAAAAAGCAGTTGAGGTATTAAATGTTATTTATAGTAACATAGAATTTACTGACATGAAATCAACTAGACTTATGAAAATCTGGGACGAGTTTAAAAGCAAAGTGGTATCATGTGTCAATACAACAAATAACTTCGATATTTTTGTTGATAAAATGTGCAAAAAGTTTGAGATTAGTAATCTTGATTATGCTAATACTGTTATAAGAGTATCACAGGATACAGAAGAATTAAAAAGAGATATTTTAAAAGAATATAGAAACAACTTAACTATAATCATGTTATATTTAAGATTAAAAAGAGAGGAAATTAGGGAGGGTTATTCAAATGAAAATAAATAATTACAACGTAACTATGAGACTTTTATCTCCACTTATTCATATAGGAGATGACAAGAGTGGTACAACATCACTGCTTAGAAAGCAAAAATTTTTGGTAGGTGAAGACTATATCGATGTTCCAGTTTATTCTGGGAACGCTCTTCGAGGCATCTTGAGAAGTTTAATCATGCGTGATTATTGTGAGAGAATCGGCTTGAGTGTAAAGTCTTTATCACAAACAACCTTCTATATACTTTTCAACGGTGGTTCTTTGCAAGGTGGAGCAGGTATAGAAAATCTTTCTTTAAAAGAAAAGATTGTGGAGTGTTGTCCACCTCTAGTATTGCTTGGTTCTGCACTAGGTACACTAATGACAAAAGGAAAGTTAAAAGTTGGCATATGCAAACCAATCTGTAAAGAACTTAACGATTACAATATAAATCAAGCAGAAAATTCTATCTATAGTGACATGAGAGCAGAAGTATTCCACACACGCATGGATAGATTGAAAGCAGATACTGATACACCTAGTGTTGAAGGTGAGAAGAAAGTTGTACAAATGAAATATGAAGCTGAAACTCTCTCAGCTGGTACAGTACTTGAAACTAGAATAGTGCTTGAAAATGCTAGTGACATTGAAATATCTTGCTTTGAGCATATGATGAAACTTCTTGAAGAAGATAACTTTATCGGTTGTAAAAGTGGTTCTGGCTATGGTGAAATAGCATTAAATATCGAGTATACAGATGGTGGCAAGGCTTATCTTGATTGGTTAGAAGCTAATAAAGAAGATGCAACTAACTTTGTGAATATGCTTAATGGAGTATTAAAGTAATGATTTTTGTTTTTCCACATTGTCCTGTTTGTGAAAGTAAAGTTGCTGAAATTGATAATATTAGTAGGCTCTTTGCTTATCCAACAGAGCCTACTTTTACAAATAATGCTAGAATAACAATTTTAGACAGTGGTGCTTTTGGATTATCTTTGATAAAGCAGAAGATGACTATAGGTTATATGCAGAAACTTTCAAAACACTATGAAAAGTACCATCAAAATGATGTTTTATGCATAGCTCCAGATGAATTTCTCAATCCAGATGCATCTATGTTTAATTTTTTGCGTTGGCATAAACTGAATTTGTTCAGCAATGTAACGCCTGTTATACAAGCTAAACAAAAAGGTATTGTAGATATTGAAGATTTATATAAACAAGCAGAATTTTATAGAAAATATTCAGATACAATATGTTTTTCAAACAATGGACTTGCAAGTGACAAAGCTATGTGCATTCATTTAGATAAACTTTTTGATTTTTTGAAAAGTTTGAATTTTAAATGGGTTCATGTACTTGGAGCAGGTTGGGATACGAAAGATATTCTTGGTTGGTCGCAGTTTGATGGCATCAATAGTATAGATACAATAGCATATTACTCAAATAAAACAGAAAGTCAAATTTTAGAAAGAATTGAGGAGATAAGATGTCTAAAATTGTAAACATGAGAGTTACAGCACATTTAACTGCTCCAGTTGCTGTTAAGGACTATATACGTCTTGATAGCTTGATATCGTGTGCTATTGCAAAAGAAATCTTAGGAGATGATTTTTATAAAGCAAGTAATAACAGGCATGAAAATGAGGAGGTAGTTATAGATACACTATCCGAAGTATTAGTTTATAATACGGATTTGCATGTCTTCCATGCAAGTTTTGGACGTTTCAAAGACGATAGAGAGTTCCAAACTTGCTATTCAAAGCGTTTTAATTCGCAACATAGCGATTTAATAAACTTTCAAGGAAAAGGTAAACAAGAAATTGATACTACACGAGGACAATTCAAGTCCTACCGTAACACATTAGTATATAAATCGACTGATAAACTTTACTTTTTCGCACGAGGAAATATTGGCAAGGTAAAGCAATTGTTACGAAATATAAATTTTGTTGGAAAGAAATCTTCGCAAGGCTATGGAGCTATTAGTAATTGGACAGTCGTAGAGATGGAAGATGATTTTAGTATTTTGGATAACAATAAGAGATTAATGCGTAATGTACCAATCGATTATTTAAAAGCAGATGATTTTGATGTTAATACAGCTTATGTAAAAAAGATGGCTATTATTCCTCCTGCTTATCGAGAAGAACAGTACTTTTGCTTTTGCCCAAAATAATTTTTTATATCTTATATAGTATATAAACCTCTCAAGGTGATAAGCTTTGAGAGGTTTGTGTATTATACACAAAAATATTAACAAAAGTTTGTGCAGAATTTAGGGTATAAAAATATTGACTATAGTATAAATATATGCTATAATATAATCACAGTAAAGATAACAAACAAAAAAACGAAAGGTGGAATTAATTATGAAAAATAATACAATGAAAAGAGCATGGGAAATAAGAAGAAACGTAGCTAAAGAGCTTAATGTTAAAGTTAGCCTAGTTTCAATGAGTGAATGTCTAAAGATAGCTTGGGCTGAAAGCAGAAATGCTATTAATTATAAAGAAGAAATTCACAAGATGGATAACAGATTAGATGAACACTTAAAAAATGCAGATGAAAAAACATTAAAAACCATCTATGTAATGCTAAAAAACGGTGGTAATGTTTGGTTTAAAGACGATAAGGTTAGAGTATATATCAATAATGCATACAACTTCACTTCATTAGAAAAGGTTAGCGTTTATAAGCCAGATTTATGGTTAACAAAACAGGTACGTGGCGACTACGCTAATTGGAAAATCAACGGTGTTGAAACTGATACAATTTACACACACGCAAGTTCTGAAAAAGAGATGTGTGCTAAGATTGAAAAGAAAGATATCGACATCAGTTTGTACTTCGATGTAGTAGAGAAAAAAATGAGTTGGCTAAAGTACTACGATAGTGCATTTAATATTGAAAAGAATGTAGCTAACAAGATTCAAGAAATGGTTAAGAGTTTATAATAACAAGCTGACCTATCGGCTATACGGGGATATTAAAAAAAGGAGTGATAATATGTGGATTGATGATTTAAAGTATCCAGAGCATTTTGAAGACGTGCTTAAAAGAACTTTAGAATTAAATCCTACTCTTGAACTAAAGTCTAAGGTTATGCCGATGGACGTTGTTCAAGTAGTAATTAATGGATATAATGATAATCCAGTTTCAAGAAAGTTACTTGGAAATGAGAAAATACTTGAGGACATAACAAGTAGATGCTACATTAAGAGTAACTTTAAGAAGTACAAACAAATTTATCTAGTGAATGAAACACTTAGAAAAAGACTTGCACAAACTATCGGTCTTGAAAGTGTTTCTACTGAAATAATAAAGAAATTACCTTGCGATTTCTTCTATTTACAATTGCAATATAACAGTGATGTTATTGCAAAAGGACAAAAAGTAGAGGGTTGCTTTGTATCACGAGAACAATTCAGCAATAATAATACTGAGCATGAAAATTTAGTATTGATTTTGAAATTAGAGAATGGATACGTCCCTCTAAAACTAGAGATGGGACAAACAATTCAAGACTCAATTGAAAAAATTTGGTCTAAAGAAAACGTGCTGAATGACGAAAGAGTGGAAATGAGAAAGATATTCTCTGACTTATTACAAATCGTTGTTTATATGTGTTCTATCGAATCTGATATAAAAAAGGTAAGAAAAGGTGGAACACAAAGAAATAAAGGTAAGAAAAAAGTCAAAGAAAATAGCTACTTTGAGTTAGGCTATGTAATTGGAGCAACTCTTGGAGCTACTAGATATGTTTACGAGGATAGCAATAGTAACGAAAAAGAAATTGCAAAAGGTTCTTCAAAACGCCCACATTTCCGTAGACCTCATTGGGCTACATATCATGTAGGCAAAGGTAGAACCGAAACAATTGTCAAGTGGCTAGATACTATTCTAGTCAACGCTAAGAATGAAAATGGACTTGAGATAATGGTTCATAAAATAAAATAAAGTGAGGAGTAATTTAAATGATTATTTACAAATTAGAAGACGTGATGAATGAAAAAGGAATATCTTGGTACAGACTTTTAAAAGAAAACATTATAAGTAAACCAACAAAAGATAACTTTAAGAAAGGTGGTGATTTATCAATGAAAAAACTTGACGAGTTATGCAACTTCTTAGACTGTAGTTTATCAGATATAGTTGAGTATGTTAAAGATGGCTCACACATGGCTAACTGGTATACTGCAAAGGTATGTATCGAAAATGCGGACTTTAATGACAAGTTTATTGACATCTGTGATACTGCGTTAGATAGTAGGACTGGTATAATTTTAGAGCTTCTTGCAATTAAGTATGAAGATAGTACAAATAAAGAGTCTGTAAAGGACACAATGATGGAGGTATTGAGTATGGATAAGAAAATATATGATTTCAATGAGTTAATATCTAGTGCTAACAAGGTAAAAGAGTTCGAAAGAATTTCATACCTCGAAAAAATTTGTGGGGCTTTCATGGATTTAAACTATGATGTAAATATGCATTACGCTAATGGTAGCCTTTCTAAACTCTGCAATCTTAACGATAGCTTCTGTTGGGCAGAGTACTTAGACGTATATTTAGATGATTGGAGAAAAGAACATAATCAAGAAGACGAGGACGGAAACATCATCGGTACTGACTACTACGATGTTACTGGTTATGAAATAGTTGAGAAGTTAACTGAAAAAGAATTCTTAGAACTCGTAGATACTCTTAAAGATTCATTTGAATATGAAATTGAAGAATATCAAAATTTGTTTGAATAATTTTTCGATTATCACTTAAGAAGAAAGACTAAAAAGATATTATTAAGTAGAGAGGAAGTGAATCCAATGTAAAAATTAATTTTTCACATATATTCAAATTTATTAAATGAAAGGCTGATGTAAAATGAAAACAAAAATTGTAAAAGAGCAACCTCTTTATTCTTACTACGGTTGTTGTGCAGATGAAAATTGGGGTTACGAGCAAACTATTGAACTTTATAGAAATGACTTAGAAAAAGCAGAAATAGGACAAGAATGGGTTTGTGATGACCAAGACAGATACCCTAACAGAAATCAAGAGTGGCAAGTAATTGCAAAAGTTGTTTACAGAGATGAGAAAAATATTTATCTACATTGTTACTGCACAGACAACGATTACTCTAACTATGACGAACTTGTTGCGATTGAATTGAGATAACTTTAATGACTTTATACCAAAGCACCTCAAATCATATATGTAAGAGGTGCTTTAATTATATTTTATTTATCTTGCACAAAAATATTAACAAAAGTTTGTGCAGAATTTAGGGTATAAAAATATTGACTATAGTATAAATATATGCTATAATATAATCACAGTAAAGATAATAAACCAAAAAATGAAAGGTGGAATTAATCATGAAATTAGAAAACAACTACAAGGGATTTGGCGAGAGATACATAACAATTAATGACATAATACAATTTAAAGTGGGTGATATAATCCACACTGGCATACATTGGTCAAATGGTGGCGATTATGACGGCTCGGATATGTTTAACGGAGAATATACTTACTGCTTTGAATGTGCAGAAATAGTTGGACATCAAGTTGACTATGACGAAATAGAAGAAGACAAAGAGTATGCAGATGAATTAAGCAACTATGGTATAACAGAAGATTGTTGCGATGAAAAAGAAATCATAGTTAAGAACGATACCTTCAAAGTAATTTCTGTAAACTCATATGAGGAAGACATCACAGAGAATGACTTTATAGAAAATGGTTATAAAATACCAGTCACTATAAGAGTGATACAAATTAATTAGTTAATAGAAGTCCCAAACTCAAAGAGTTGGGACTTCTTGCTGAAATTAGTTAGTTGACAAATTTTTGTTGAAATGATATAATAAAAATGTCGATACAGTTTTGGCGAACCGTATCGACAAAGGAATATAATGCTAAATATAGCGATGTGGTAGTTGCTATAAATAGCCTAGTACCTATACCATACTAGTTTTAGAATATCCTTATACATTCTATCATATCAAATGAAATTTGTCAAAATTTTTATTTGCAATGTATATATAAGCTAAAATTAAAGCGTTGGTACATCTTAGTTCCAACGCTTTTTATATTCCTTAAAGGCTTGTTCTAGAAGTTTTTAATTATTACTTCTTTATAATCTCCACTAGAGAGGCTATTTTGCCTAGTTACTTCTATGATGTTGTAGTTTTTATATAGTTCACGAATAAACTCATCATCATTGTATGATAATACAAACTTACCCTTGATACCAACAAGGGTATTTTTTAATCTCAAGTGGTCGTCTTCGGTGAATTGTATATCGTAGTATTTTTCAGTAGTATGGTAAGGAGGGTCGCAGTAAAAGAGAGCGTTAGGTCTATCATAAACTTTGATGAGATTTTCAAAGTCTTTATTCTCAACTACTACCTTTTTTAATCTTTGTGAGATTTCACTAAATCTGTCGGTTGATAAGTTTCTCTTATGACAACAGAAAGTTCGCCCATCTGCTCCGAAACTAATCTTTGTCTTAATGAAAAACATTCCTGCTCTTTGGATATCAGTGAAACCTGTGACATGTTCAAGACGATTTTTTAAATCTTGGAACACCTCACGGCTATTTATATAGCCATCGATTTCTCTTTCCAGTTCTGTTCTATGATATTTCATGCACCTAAAAAGGTTTACAAGTTCGCTATTTGCGTCATTGTAGACTTCTAAATCTGCGTGTTTATCTTTCGCAAATAGTACAGAGCCTCCACCTCCGAACACTTCAACATATCTACCAATGTCATCAGGAAACTCGGAAATAATCCTCTTAGCGAGTAGTGATTTTCCACCAATCCATGCGATAAAACTCTTCATTTTTAAATCAAATCCTTTCATTATACAAAATTGGGAGAGTTTGAACTCTCCCATAATATTAAACATTAGTAGTACAAGATAAGGCAATCCAACCAACACCAGACTTTAATTTGCCGAACTTCACACCATCAACTGTTTTTTCTTCAACGATAGTGTATTCAATGTTGCTATTTTTGATAGTTTCTACAATATCACTATCTACGAATTTAGGCGTTTTTCTAATATTAACAAAGCCATCGTTAGATGATACTTTAATTAAGTAAGGTTGAAACTTATTCGATGAAGCTTGTCCAATAGTGTTAGCGACATCACTTAAGAATTTATGATATCTAGTGCAATTATTATCATCAGTACCACCTTTAGACTTAGCTACAAAACCACGAGGGCAAACCTTACCAGTAACATCAAAGTGTCGGATAATGCCACCTTTTAATGGATTTAACTTCCAACGTTTGCAGATGTCTGCACATAGTTCTACTAGTGACTTGTAAGTCTTATCGTTGAAAATACCATCTTCGTGTGGGTGACAACACTCAATGCTAATAGTATAGCTATTAGCTTGGTTAGTACACCACGATACTTCATCTTCTGGAATACAACGTATAATTTCTCCTTCAAGTCCAATTATGTAATGAGAACTAACCGAAGTTGAAGTAGTTTGGAAATAGTTTCTGTTGCCAATGGCAGAACTTCCAGCATTGCCCACATAATGCACTGCTATTGCAGTAGTTCTAGTTCTTTTGGTTCTGGGTCTGTTATGAGTTAGTAATATTTCCTTAATTTCCATACAATCAAATCCTTTCTAATCTAATCCTTTTCTACTTCTACAGCACAAATAATATTATTAAGACTATATACTGCTGAAAGATAATTATTTTTTTTCACTATAATTGCATTACCGTCATAATACCAATTGTCAAATTCTTTTTCTTGATATTCCATATATCTTCCATTTTTCAATGTAATTTTCAATTTTTTCATATAAATCAAATCCTTTTTAATTTTTATTTATTTTATCATTAGCACCTTTTAATAGTGCAACTATCCATCGTGGAAGTGAATGTGGGTTTATTCTATATAAATTTTCACATATTGAAATACTTTCATTAATAATTATATAGCAACCTACTATTAAAGCAAATGGTGAATTAAATGGTAATTCAATGGATATTATTTTTAAAGCATAAGGAATAAAAAAATCTAAGAATATGCCAAAATTAAAAGCAACAAGTAAAGATACTTTTTTCCAAAATCCTTTAAATCCTTTAGATGATTTCCAACCTACACCAGTGGTATATGCTTTAATTAATCCAGTTATAAAATCTAAAATTATAACAGTTATTATAAAACCTAAAATAATCGCATATTGTTGAGTAAAAGTTGCCCACGCACCTAATATCAATGATATAAGCCATTTTTTTACATCTTCCATATTTGTTAATCACCTCTTTTATTTTTGTAAATACCCAGTTATTTTGAAAGTTGGGTTTCCCTCGACAGAGATGTTGTTTTTATTTTCTAATACAAAAGAGTTGAGTAATTCTTGAGCATAATCTGATAAAGTATGCACTATAGGTGTTTTTAATTGATAAATAATTATTAGTGGTGTACCAATTGTATATTGCTCAAGTAACCAAGACATAAAGCTATCTTTTGTTGTAAAACTTGTGCTTTTTATATATATAGTATTATCATATGGCTCTATCCTAAAACAAATCGAATTATTAATTTGAAGTCTCATTTCATATGCATTTATTTGGTTTTTTGTACCTGTATAAAAATTTGAATATTGCTGGGCTTAGATTTAACTCCTTTTGCGGATATAACACCATCAACACTTGAAACTGTATTGTATCCAATTGAGTGCTTTTTAATTTTCATTGGTAGTAATCTCCTCATCAGTAGTTAATGTTACATTATAATCACTAGATACAACACTAGAAAACCATGTGTTTAGTGATTTATCATAGCTAAATATCACTTGATAGTACGTATTTTCAACTACATTTAGTTGTAAATAGTCACAATTTATGTTATATGTAGTATCAGTAATTGCAAAATCAACTTCTATGTCGCTTATAGCAGTTTCGGGTAGCGTGAGAGTGATATCCGATGTTAGTATACCGAGTTGGTACTTTCTCCCGTCCTTCAGTGTATTGTCTAGTGTGTTGCTAGCAATTACTTCACCACCTTTCTTGATAAACCTAAAATTTGAGTTGTTGGTAGTAGTAATCTCTATTGAGGTTTCAGTAGTAGAAAGAACATATATATTACCACGATTTTCAATACGAATGTGTACTCCTTCGCCAATAATAGATATCTCTTTTTCCTTATTTGCCATTATTTTTTCTGTTTGAGCAAACATATAATCAAATCCTTTCTAGTAGTAATTATATTGCAATCCAGATACAATAGTCCCATCTGGATTTAAATAGTCGCCAATGTGTGTGATATATCCATCATCGCACAATATTTTATGCTCTCCATCTTGTCCACCGTCAAAATACCAATACTTTCCGTTATCAATCCACTTTGCAATAGTTCCTCTACAATATATTTCTTTTGTTGTATCATAAACAAAATAGTTCCCTTTGATTGTAACAGGAACGCTAATAAATTGTAAAGACAAGCATCTTTCAAAAGCACGTTCTCCAATAGATATTACACTATCAGGAATAGTTATAGAGGTTAATTTAGAACAATTGGTAAAACTATATGAGCCAATAGAAAGTAATGTATCTGGTAGAGTAATAGAAATTATCTCAAAGTTAGCAAGTGCATAATCATGTATTTTAGTTATTTTGTTTGATATAATCATATTAGTAACATATATTTGATTTCCAATAAAACCTTGTTGTAAATATTCTAAACTTCCAGATAACACAATCCTAGCTGATTTTATACTATCGGCATAAGTATGTATTGCAGTGGTGTTATTATATGTTAAGTAAGATGTGCCTGTACCATCATTCCAAAAGATTGATATATTGTCACCAACTTTTTCAGTTGATGTAAGGCACTGTTTAGTAAAATATGCAGTCATCTTATTATCTTGAGTTCTTGTTGTATCAATAATCAATGTTACAACAGATGTATTATAACATGATACAGTAAATTGATATTCCAAGATATCGTTAGTTTTAGGAGATTTAAATTTTATTTTAACTGGATAATTTTCAGTAGGACAATTTCCCATAATTTCTAATCCAACAAGATAGCCATTTGGAGTTTTATAGATTGGTAAAGTTGTTTCTACATCAATAATATTTTCTTGATAATATGTAAGTGGGGTCCTTATATACTCCGCATCTGTTTTATTTTTATGATACCATAGAACATCTGCAAATGACACATATTGTTTATAGCTAACATTATAGAATCTAATTAAATCATTTGTGAAGTTGCTACTTAAATACTCATCTATTTCATTTCCGATATCCCAAACTTTAATAAATTCACTATTTGATGTTGCTCTCCACGCTCTTAATATTTTTTTTGGACTTCCATCTTCTACTATTCTATAAAGATTTTTCGGTGGAAAACTACTGCCATTATAAATGTTTTTCATCATGATTGACTATCCTCTTCTTCTGAAATATCATAATACACTGCATTCTGTGATAATTTTCCTTGACTAGCTAAAGATTTTAGTTCTTCTTCTCCATTTACATTTACACCTCGTAAGGGTGATACAACTTTATCTATAATGTTGTCCGCTCTTGTAATAGTATTAGAATAGCGTTCTTTTCTAGTTAAAGAACGAGCGAAATTACCAAGTGTAATTGAAGTTGTTTCTCCAGTTAGGATATTAATTGTTTTTTCTATAATTGTTTGTGTTGTATTAATTCCTAGTTCTTCAGAATAGATAAGTCCACTATCACCAACATTGTAATTAGCAAGATTAAGAAAATCCTTGTATTGTTCACTATTCTTCAAATTAGCAAATTTAACAGTATATGTGATTTTTGGTGTCCAACGTTCTTCAAAATATGAAGACATATCTAGTCCTAATGCCTCAATATTATTTTCATTATAATTAAATTTCTTTCCTTGTGCGTAATTATGAGGAAACCGACCATTTGGAACATATGCAACGGCATAAGTATTTCCATAATTATCCTCAGTGTGTAAATAAGTACAAAATTCTGAATAATCAACATTTTCTTCTACTTCAAGCATATTTATACCATGTATAATATTAAAAGCATTATCTACAGAACCTTCTTTTCTATCACAAATTGAAAAATAAAAATTATCTCGATATAATTCACCACCTAAGCGATTTACAAATGAGTTATCTTCTCCAATCATGCACGCAACAGGAGAGGTTAATTGAAACTCTGTCAAAGCATTAACTACATTAGAAATATTACTATATCTATTAAAGTCATACATTCTGTATGCTCCATCAATATCATCTTCAAAAATGTTAGTTATAATAGTATCTAATGCTTGTTGACCAGCCATACCTGTAATATCACATGATTTTATTAATTTATGTGCTAAATCATAGAAAATATGTTGTGCATATACAGTTCTTGTTGCTAATCCACTTGACTTTAAAGACGTAGTTTTTTTATATATTCTAAAAAGTTGTCCATTTGCCTTAATGATATTAAATTCAAGTAAACTTCTCCATGCTCCTAAGTCATCAATTGGGTGTTCTAGTGTTAGAGAATAGTCACCATTTAATTTTTCAGTAATACTTCCAGATACAGGAGTTAAAATCCTAAGTCCATTGTGTGAAAAATTTGTTTCGCACATATCATACACAGTAATATAATTAGATTTTGGAATATCAGTAATAACAGTAGGTACATACGTTGCCTTATATTCGACTGGAATATACGTTGTGCCACTATCATTACTTGTATTCATTATAAAATAATTAGATACAACAGTATTTTGCAATTCTGTATTATTAGTATAATACGATATATTTTTTAAACTAGTACAACCTAAAAATGATTGTATTCCATGCTTTTCTAATAATACTGTTGAGGGTATTTTGTATCTTCCAAACATTACATTAGTTAATTTTACACAATTAGTGAAAGAACCATCTTCCACAACAGCATTACAAGGAATTTTAATGGCTACAAGGTTAGATGCACTATAAAAAGTTCCTGATGCTATCTTAGTTATATTGAAATCTAATTCTGCACTGATTAAGTATTGATTATTTGCACAAAACTCTCCACAAGTTTCTGTAAAATCAGTAGTTGTAATCGTTACAATGTATTCTCCTCCTTTTTCATATGTGTGATTATTATATCCGTATTGATATTCACTTGTAGAACCATCGCCCCATTTTATCGTTCCTGTAGTAGATTTATCGGCTGAAAACGGTGTTAATGATAAACTAAAGCTACTTTGGTTAGCAAAAATAAATGTACTAGTCATCATGTTTTATAGCCACCTTTCATTTTTCCAAATTTCTAATGAAGTTATTCCACCGTTAAATGATATACTGTTATTTCCAACTTGAAATATTGGTAATGTACCAACAGCTTGATTTAAATATATTGTATTGTCTTTGTAGACTACTTTTTTTTCACTGTCAACAATATAATATCCATCAATATTATACAATTGTAATGTTGTATTATTGATTACAATATTACCACTTCCACTACCAACTGCTTTAATTTTTGGTTCACTATAGTAATTTCCACCAACATTTATTGAACTATTAGTTGATAATGATATTGGTTCATCACTAATGTTATATCTAAATGGTTGACAATCAAAAGTAATAGTAAGAGTAGATATATTGTATTTTTGATATTTTGGTTTGATACTAGAACAAGTGGCATAATAGAATTTATTTAAATCGTCAGATATTATTAGTTTTCCTTGTTTATTAGCACCATTTAGCCAAGCATAGACATAATTGTATTTTTGTCTATCTTTTAATTGTAGTTCAAAACTTAAAGATATTTTATTTCTTGTAAATTTATTTACAACTAATAGCATGTCTGTTTTAGGAATGGCAGTATATTCAAAATTTTGCGTAGAACTAGATGGGAATGGTGTTTCTTTTATCCAACCATATTCTAAACTGGATATGTTATTCCAAATAAAGTAATTATAAAACATATTATCCTACCCCCACTCCCATCTCGTTTTGTTGCATATAGAATTGTAGTTTTTGTGCTAAAGTTTCAATGTCGTTATCATTGTTTATATATATATTCGCACCACTGAAGATGCTACCATACGAATTTGAATAAGAATTGTTCGTATTATTGTTAATATTGCTTATTGTATTACTATAGCCACCGTACCCATCTGTATCAGGTAAAGCAGGAATAGTAGGAATTAGGACACTACTTAAATTAGTAGTCATAGTACCTTCAATATTACCAAATTTCATTGATTTTACAACAGTATCACTAACGTTGCTTATATCATTTTCAAATTCAGGCATTGTATCGGCTATACCTTCGGAAACACCAGGAAGCAAGAACTTGCCAACACTATCTTCTAGTACTTTTGATGGAGAATTGATATCAAAGACATCTTTGAACCAACTTACAATGTGATTACCAATGTTTGTAACAGTTTCATATGCATAATCAAGTGCATCAACCATTCCGTTGATAATTCCTTGCAAGATATTACTACCGATATTACTCCAGTCTTGCTCTTCAAGCAACGTTTTAAACGCCTTGTAGCTACTAATTAGTGCATCTCCTAAACCTAAAATCAATGTAGGTATTGCACTAATAACAGCAGTAATTAACTCAAATACAGCCTCACATATTGCAGTAAGATTTTGAGGGTCTGCCATGACTTGAACCATTGCTAAAAATATATTTGTTATTGCTTCTGTGAGAGGTGCTAGATTATCAATAATGGCAAATAATGTTTTAGATATTAATGTTACTGCTCCATCAAGTAAAGGAGTAATCACTTCTGGAGATGTAAGAGTTATTGCAATTGCTCCTATTAAATCTAGAAGACTTGTGAGTAAACTGTCAATATTATTAGCAACACCTACTAAAACACCTGTTATCATTGTCGATATAGCTGGTAGTATAACATCTACATTCTCGGTTAAAGCATCTGCTAAACTGGTTATTATTTGGACTAAACTTGAAACAAAAGGTTCAGTATTCTGTGCTAAGAAATCAATTGTAATTGTTAGTAAATCTGCAAATGTTGTACTTATAGTCATTAATAAGTCGCTATCAGTTAGTAAATTTAACATTGGTTGTATAAATCCATCTAAAAATGTAGGTAGAAAAGCAACTACTTCTGGGACTATTTCAGTAAGACCATTTATAATTGAATTTCCTACAACCTTTACAATCGTTTGAAAATTAGAAATAACATCGCTATTAGAGAATACTTCAATAACGCTATCTATAATTCCACTAAGTGATGATATAAATACTGGTAAGTCACTTGCTAAACCAGTTCGCAATACATTATCTAATAGCGTTGCAAGTTGCTCAGGAGCATTTTGCAGTGCATTACTCATAAAACTGAATATTTCTGTTCCAACATTTAAAATCTCTGGTAATGCTTCTGTCATGCCAGTTACGATAGTTCCTAAGATGCTTTTACCCATCGATAATACGTTTGGAAAAATATTTGTAATACCAGTACTGAGACTATTAATTACATTTGGAAGTACTTCTCTAATGTTATTACTAGCATCAGTTAAACCAGTAACAAAAGAGTTTATTACTTTACCACCATTTTCAATTAAAGTTGGTGCTGATTGAGAAATTTGACTAATGATATTATCTACTAAACTCCAATAACTGTCAATAATATTTGGGAGTCCGTAGCCTATCGCATTTGGAACTAAGTCTAACGCATTTTCTAACGTGCTTTCTATTATAGCATTGAGTAGCTTAGAAGATTGTTCAATAGTTGAATTAATACTAGGCATTGCAGATTTAAACTGATTTCCAATTTTGTTTGCAAATTCCCTAATATTAACGTTCATTGCAGAAAAGTTTAACCCATCTCCAATGTTCTTGTTTAGATTATCCATCAAGCTAGTAGTTGTAGTTGTAAGTTCCCTTAGTGGACTTTCTATGTACTCAAATATAGATAATCCGACACCCTCCATTGCTGATGTTAAGATAGTGACATCACCAGTCAAGTTGTCAATTCTAACCTCTGCCATTTCTTCAGCTGAACCTTTACAAGTATCAATACTTTCTTTTAATGCTTGAAAGTCTTTATCAGAAGCATTGACTAATGCTAACATACTAGCTACTTGGTTTTTACCAAAAAGATTAGAAGCATCAGAAATTAATTGCAACTGTTCATTCTTACCTTGCAATTCTTCTTCAATTTCTTCATATTCTTTTAAGCTACCATCTGCATTAACTAGCTCAGCACTCACACCTTTTAGCTTATCTCTTAGTTGTTCTAGCATATCTGCAAAGCCTAGTGTGTTGCCGTCTTCGTCTGTTAATGAGATACCAAGTCTGTCAATAACTTCTTGTGCTTGTTTAGTTGGACTTGCTAGTCTTGCTAACGATGTCTTCAATGCGTTACCAGCTTGTTCACCTTTTACACCTGCATTAGCCATTAGACCTAATGCTAATGAAACATCTTCAATAGAATAGCCTAATGCATTAGCCATTGGACCTACATATTTGAAAGCCTCACCCAACATTGATACATTTGTATTAGAATTGGTAACTGTTGCAGATAAAACATCAGCAAAGCGAGAACTATCTTTTGCAGATAAACCAAAAGCAGTAAGTGCATCAGTTACAATATCAGAAGTAGTTGCTAATTCCTCACCAGATGCAATTGTTAAGTTTACAATACCATCCATACCATCAAGCATTTCAGCATCGTTCCAACTAGCCATAGCCATGTATTCAAGTGCTTTTCCTGCTTCTGTTGCAGTAAACTTTGTTGTTGCACCAACTTGTTTAGCCTTTTCTTCTAACCTATCCATTATCTCTAATTGCTCTTGAGAATAGTCCGTGTAGCCAAGTAGAGATTGCACTGTTGACATCTGTGCAGTGAAACTAGTACCCACACCAGTTGAAAAAGCAGTTACAGCACTAGCTACTCCTGTAAGTAGTTTAGTGTAGTCTTCAAATAAGCCTACTGATTTCTGTACAGTAGTATTGATTGCCTCAAATCCTACTTTTGCAGTATTAATAGCCATCTTCCCAAGTGCAGAAGTTACACTTTTAACACCTTTTTCTAATGATTTTAAAGTGTTAGAGAGAATTTTATGCTTATTTGAAGATTTTTCTGCACTTTTAGAAGTATTATCTACTTGTTCGTAATAATCTTTCATTGTTGCAGTTGATGTATTTGTGTTTTCCTCTAAAGATTTAGTATTGCCCTCAATAGCATTAGTAAGTTTATTATATTTTTGTTCAGTTTCTACCAATGTTTTTTGGAAATCTAAATATGCATCAGTTCCAATTGTACCATTTTTGTATTGTTGTGATATTTGTCCTTGCACTTTTTTCAAAGTTTCAAGTTTTTTAGCAACTTCATCAACATTTTTAGCGAGGAGTTGTTCTTTCTCGGCAGTTAGAGAAACATTGCTAGGGTCTAATTTAAGCAATTTATCAACCGTTCTTAAATTTTTTTCAGTACCTTTGATGTTTTTATCAATATCTTTTAAAGCATTGCTTAAAGATTTAGTATTGCCCTCAATTTTGACTTGGATACCCTTAATTGTTTCAGCCACAGAAATTATTCCTCCTCTCTTTCGTAATCAGTAATAGATTTAATAAAAGAATTATATTTTTCTTCATTAACTTGACCATTTTTATACATTTTAGTGATTTCTGGTTCAAGTTTCTTTAATTTTCTATATTGTTCTTCGGGGTCTGTGACATTTTCACCATTGATTTTTCTGTTTAATCTATCATCTGCATAGCAGAAATTGAATAACATACCAATTGTAAAATGTTCTAAGTCTGCAACAGAAAGTCCCCTTTTTACTAAAATAGCGATAAATTCCTCAGTTGTTGGAAAAGTATCGCTATTGTTTCTGTTGCTTAATCGTTTTTTCTATCAACTTTCATATTTGCACTAAGTAATTCAGCTATTTGTGGATAAATTATAACTGGAGAAAAGTATTCAAATCCATCTAACCAATCTAGTATATTAGGGATAGTTTTATCGTGTGCTTTAGCCATTGCCCAAGCCATATTTAAAATGATTGTACTGTCAAATTTATCCCAATCAGTACCAACTGCATTTCCATTTTCATCTTTAATGATTGCTTCTTGTAATTTTGCTTGTTCTGCAAATAAATCTTTTCCAAATTCAGCTTTATATCTCAATAATAATGTTGCATCTGCTTTTAATGTTACTTCTTTATCGCCAAACTGTACAACTTTTTCCATAGTATTATTCCTTTCCTTCTTGTGTTTGAACTTGTGTTTGAATTGGAGGCTCTGGTAATTCAGTGAACTGTTCTTGACCTTCAATAGTCCACACTACTAATCTATCAGTAGGACGTGGGCGAGAAACTAATTCAAATTGTGGATATTGTGGGTCAAATTTTCCTTCTGAAGTTTTTCCACTTCGTGATGGTCTTTTATTTATGTTACAATAATAGAATATTGATGTTTTTCCAACACCATTTGTAGTATCTTCACAAATGCAGATTGCAAGTTTTGGATAAGTTTTTGCAGTTGCATACTCTACAGTGCCAGTTTTTCCTGCTTCATTTGTAACTTTATCAAAGCCATACCAATCTTTATATACATCATCAACAACTGCTAACAATGTTAATTTTAAATCATAGCCATTATTATCCTCTTGTGAGTAAACACAAATACCATCTGCATAAATCTCAGTAACATCACCAGATGGGTCTGCTGAGTACTCTCTGCCACCAGCTTCAAATGTAGGTAACCACTTAACTGTACCAGCAGTTACTTTTGTATCAGAAACAGTTAAAATAGAATATCCAACTTTAGATATAGTTTTAATTAAATTTTGTTTTAATGTTTCAGCCATATAGTTTAAACTCCTTTCGCTTGATAATCTTCAAACTTATAGATTAAAAGTTCAATGTTCTCATCTTCAACGTATTGGTATTGTAAATCAACACTATACGCTATATTATGCTTTAAAAATACTTCTTCAAGCACTTTTTCACTTTCTAAATCCGTTTTCAATTTAAAGAAGTAAATTGAAAACTCTACAACTTCGCCAACTTGTACACCATTTGCGAAAATTCCTCGTTTATTAGATAATTCATAGCATATGTATGGTGGAGTAATAGCATTTTTGAAACGTACAGATGTTACTTTATACCCAGTTTCTGATAAAATGTTATAAAGTTCTGCTTTTGTCATCTTAAATACCTCATTTAATTTTCTTAATTCTTTTTTCTATTTCAATTGGTAATTCCTTAATTGCTAGTTCCTCACCATATTTTATATGAGGATATGCTTGAGTTTTGCCTTGCTTACCATTTATGTTGTACTTATGTCCATTCTCTAGTAAGTGGGAGAGTGAATGCATTGGAGATTTTACATACCACGTTTTACGGTGTATACCTAAAGACTCTTTAGCTGTTTTAATTTTAAACGAATTAACGTACTTTCCAGTAGAACGTCCAGTTTTAAGTGCAACACGCTTAATATGTCCGTTGATTTTTATCATCACATAACGTACTAGCTTAAATGGTTTGTTATTAAAAGACTTCGCACGACTTGTAATCTCTTTGTTTACATCTCTAGCAACTTTATCCACTGCAAGTTTAGTAGCCTTGTCTACAGCTTCACCGTATTTATCAAGTTGTGAGATTACCTCTTTAGCAAGTTTTTCAATCTCTATGCCACTATCCTTTGACATCTCTTGCCACCGCCTTGAATCTTATCTCATTGTGTAAATATTTAACATCATCAGCAAGAGAAATTAGCTCATACTCATGATTGTTAAATAAAATTTGATATTCATATGGATTCACTTTTTCAACTCTTTTGCAATATCTAACTGCAAATAAAATTGTATCAGTAGCATTCTCACGTCTAATATTTCCACCATAAGTTTCAGATGATGGAGTATTTTTATATTGAGTACTATTCACATACGCATGACATTTATAATAATTACTCCATGTTTCTACTTGATTCCCTTCAGCATCAATGTGGAAAACTTTCTTTTGAAATACTATTATTTGTCTGTAATCTCCAGCTGACATAGATATCACCTCAAATTATAGAAAATTTACTCTATGGGCATTTAAAATAAAATCAGTTGTAGGATTTATCTTATTGGTCGATACAGTTGTTTGTCGGTTATCATACATATCTGAAACTAAACATAGAAATGCAATAGAAACATCTTCATATTCATTTAATTGTTCTAATGATAGTCCAGTGAAAGATGTTAGATAGCTTTTAGCAGAGGGCATAATAACATCTGCTAAAAGTGTATCGTCATCTTCAAAATCAATATGAGTATAAGCCTTAACCGTATCCAATGTAATATCTAATAGTTTCATAGACATTTACATACTAAGTTGCACTAATTGTAAGTACACCAAGTTTTTGTTGTTCAACTGGTTTACCATCACATTCAATGTAACAATATACACCAATAGCGTGTTTAGTAGCATACTTTTCGTATAAAACGCTTATTTCTAATTCTTGAGAGAACTTTAACCAGTATCCAGTTAAGTCACCATAAAATATATTATCCTCTGGAACATACATATCAATATAAATAGGTTGACCTAATAGGACAAAGCCATATCCTCTAGTTAAATCTGGGTTTAATAAGCTACGACCGTTCGCATCTTTAAGTTTCTTACATTTTAATAAAGTATCTCTGTTCATTACCCAACAACAACTTGATTGATAAGCAGTAGGTATTGAATTTTGAATAGTAATAAGTGCATCATCATTAAAAGTTTTGGATTTAATATTGTTAGTTACATTATTTTCACCAAATATACCTTGCATTTTTGTATTACCAGTTAAACATTCCTTAGATAAGAACTTAGCAACTGCAAGAGCCATTCTATGTACAACAAAATTTAGTAAGTCAAATTCAGTGTTGTTCATTAAACTTTTAGAAATTATTGTTAACGCACCAGCAATTTGATTTGTGAATGAAATTTCTTTAAAGTTTCCAGCACTTTCAGTTAATTCTGTTAAATCATCAACATAGTTACATTCAATATCAGTAGTGTCATCATAAACTGGTACGGTAAAAGTACCTTTTACTTTTTCAATATGGATTAGTTTTAAAAGTGGGCATAATTCATATACTTTCTCAACAATTTTGTTGGAAATAGTTTCAGGTATTAACGCACCATTTGCTGATACACTCAAAGACTTACTGGTATTGTTTGTTAAATAATCTAAGAACTTCTTTTCTTCAACAATAGCTTTGTCTTCAGAACTATTACCCTCATTTGAAGAAAATTGCTTATCGATAAGTTCTCTCTTCTTGTTTTCAAGTTCAATAGTCTTATCAATGTCAACTACTTCTTTCATTTTTTTACTGACAATTTGATTTTCCTCATCAGTGATAACACGCTTTTCAGCTTCTACTTTATCACAAATATTTGAAATATCTGTCAATAAGTCGTTTCTCTTTTCCATATAGAATTTAATATTCATATTGGACTCCTTTCTTTCTTAAAACTTCAACTCTAATTCGAATATTTTGTATATTTGATTGGATTATACCTTCATTTTTATGAGAGTTATTATCCAAAACAAAACGTTTAGTAACTCCAGCATTCACTTGAGCAGGTACAGCTACAAAACTCCACTCGTAAGCATCAGTAATACCATCTAAAACAGTATAGCATAATTTACCATTATAATGCTTATTCTTCAAATGACTACATGGATTTTTAAATTTATCCATACCACATATTGAACATTTATGACTTTGTGCACTACATGATATACTTACTTCTTTTTTTATACCACCATCGATTTCTTTAATCAAATCTGCGTTAGTGGGTGTTTTCATCATATATGCATAACCTTTTAACCATTTGTAAGGTCTACCATCAATTGTAAGTTTACTATTATCCGATACCACTTCTGTATCAAAAATTCTTGATACTTGTTTACTAGCTGATGCGTTATGGTCAAAGATTCCAGTTTTACCTACGAATAATTTTTGAAGTTCTGTTAAAGAATTATCAGCAAAGCACTCATAATCTCTATCAATATCATTATCACAAAGTCTAACATTGTAGATATAAACATCATCTAAAGTCAATTCCTTTTGTGTGAAAGAATTTACTTTTTCGAGCATTTTAGTATCATTCAACTTTACCACTTCCTTTTGGATTTTCTAAATTCACTCTTTGATTTGTATTTGGAGTGTACATTTCCCCAGTTTCCAAATTATATAAGACATCATTTAGACCTAATTTAATGAAATTAAGTCCCAGAGGTGACATATTTTCAATTCGTCTAACCTCATCAATTTGCATAAAATCATTGGCTAAACCAATTTCATATGCTTTAAATCTCTTTTCAATATCATCTTTCAAGATTTCGGTTGTATCAAATGCCCAATAATAGCTTGATTTTTCTTTTTCTAATAAAAAAGATTTGTTCAATGCAGTTTCAATTGCACTCATAATTGGAAATAAAGTAGTTTTAAAAACACCAGTAATAACATCACTTTTAGCTGTGCTATTTACAATCTCTTCAGACAAACCAAATATTGAATATATATTATTATCGATTGCTTTTCTGCTTTCGTTGAGTTGTAATTCTACAGATGTATTTGAACTTTCTTTAAATTCCAACCCATCATTTAAGATAATAATACTTTCTTCACTATCTGAACCATAAAATTTTCTCCATGCTTCCTTTAATTTATCGATTGCAGTTTGTGTAAGTGTTTTATTAGATTTTAAAAATCCTTTTTTATTACCACCATTCTTAACCATTTTTCCTGTATACATCATCAAACTATATGCAATATCAAGTAATTGTGCATTTTCATCAATAATTCCGTTGCCTTTAACTCCATCTTTAGAATTTTGTAAAATTCTAATAAATTGATATTCTTCATATTGTTTACCATTTACTAGATAAACACAATCTTTAAAAATAGGGTCTACATTGGAAGTATGTGAAATTCTTTTACAATCAACATAATGCAAACTATATGTTTTATTAAGCGTTTGATTTTTGTAAATAAATCCATTACCAAATAATAGATAGTCTGCAATGAATTCACTAAGCATTTGGAATCTATCTAATAAATCTCCAGTATCACCATTTAAAAGTTTTACCCTGTTATCTTCGTCTTCTAATATTCTTGTCACTGTATCACCATTTGATTTATATAGTGCAAGTGGGATACTAGCTATTTGTTTTGTGATATAATTAATTGATGCTTTTACAGACGGTATTTCAAGTGCTTTTTGCTTATCAATATTATTATTTTTTAATAATGCACTTAACAATGGTTCGCTAGAATCTTCAAACGCTTTGTTCTTTCTTGAAAGTGTAGAAAAAAACTTTTTTAAATTATTCATTTTCCCCACCTTTCTTAATAATAAACTGTAAATTCTTCTCCATTCAAAATTTCCTGTTGCAACAAATATACTGCATTAATTAATGATACAACCATATCAACCTTACCAGTAGATTTCTTTTTATTGACATATTTATTAAGGTTAGTATCATATGTACATTTTGAATTTTCAAAGTTTATTTCTAATAATCGATTTTTAAAGTATTTAAAATTTCCATCAACAATATATTCATACAAAAGTTTTGTTGGTGGAGATAGGACACTTGAATGTTGCTTAATTTCAACACATTCAATTGGATTTTCAGCACTTTCCCACTTTTGAACACTACTTAAAGCGTTCCATCTATCAAAACCTAGCTGAACTATTTCAACTCCGTATTTTTTAGGTAAATCAAGTACAAACTGTTCAATTTCTTGATAGTTGATTATTTCTTCACCACATGAGATGCAATCACCTAAACGAATTAGTCTATTGTAGTCAACACGTTCACGATTACTTTTTATTTCAATTCTATCACTTGGAACAAAACCAAAAACTTTAGCATAAATTATACCTTCATGATATGTAATCATTGCAATAGAAGTATTATCATCTGTTTGTGACAAATCAACTCCAATAAATACTCTTTTATCTTGCCAAAAATTGATATCTTCTTCAATTTTGCACTTTTTAACCTTGTCAATATCCACAAAACTTTCTGTACCTAAACTCTTAAACATAATATTATTATGCTTACAAAGATAGTTTTCTTTTTTGTTTGGATACAATATAGCCATTGCACGCTTTTTCTTGATATTTTCAAAAATCTTTTCGTTGGAATACGCAACTGGATTAGATTGATATATAACTAAATCGTTACTTTCCCATTCCCCTCGTATTTCAATATCTGGTTCATATAGCAATGCAAACGTTCTGCAATCTTCTGTTAAGCCGTCAAGAACTTTCTTTGCATAATCTATTTCATCAAGCATAACGTTGTTATCGTTAGGATATTGAGTAGATATAATGATACCTAGCTTGTCTGGTATCGTAATTTGAGAACTACGCATGGCTTCAACTGGATATTCGTCTAACGCTCCTGCCTCATCAGCTAAGAATATATTAGCTAATTTACCGTCCATACCATCATTTGAATAAGCTAAAGGAGTATATTCTATCTCAGTTAGTTTACAAATGATAAGTTTTACTTGTATTTTGAAGTGTTTAAGCAACGCAGGAGAAGATTTGATAATCTTCCTAATTGCTAATTTCAATTCGGAAGACAAAGCTAAATCTGGAGCAACAGAAAAGAATCTTGAAAACTTAGGTTCTATTAGCATACCTACGATGAAGATAACACCAGAGTTAAAAGTTTTAAAATTTTTTCTAGCAATTTCTAACAATGCAGTTTCATAATATCTTGAATTGTCAGATTTGGACTTAGTACAGAATACTGCAACTATTAAGAGCCACGCATAATCTTCTAAACCTTGATAGATTGAAACTCTTAAATCTGGGTGAACCATTAATTTAAGGATATTGCAAATTTTAATGAACATACTTTCATCAATATATGCAACATTAGACTTACCATCAGCAATATCTAGCCAAGCCTTAGCTTGTTTTTTCACATATTTTCCGATATATTGATTATTATTTTGAATGCACCATTGAGCATATGCATAAGCCTTACTTTCGTTAATTGTCATTCAATACCTCTAAAAGAGGGTCTATTTCACTTGTTCTAATGTTAATGTTAGCTAATTTAGCACGGCTTTGTGGTGATAATGATAATTCATTACAATATCGGAAAAAATCTTTGCTATACTTATCCTTTGATGCCATAAAGGTCTTATTGTTCAATAAATTGTTATCTTCATTGATAGCCTTTTCCATCGTTTGAATTCTATCTATTGTAATTGCACAATTGGTCAATACATAGATATCAATATTTCCTAAAATTTCACTAGACTCTAAGTTCTCTAAAATACACTTAAATATCTGTTTTTGTTGTGAAGTCAAATACCTAGGTGGTTTAAGTTTATCACAACCGCCTTTTAACTTTTTTTCACTCTCAAGTCTACTATTGAGTGTTTCCTTGTTATATTCTCCTACAATCAAATTAGCTGATTTGGTAGGTCTAGCCATATTTTTCACCTCTTTTTTAATATGCCCCTTGAATTTTCATTTTTAAGAATTTTTAATTTCATGACAGATCGGAAGAGCACACGTC